ATTAGACAGTGATGGTTTAAATCTTGATATAAGTTCATCAGTAGAATAATACAGATTTTTATATGGTACAGCCATCTAAATACTTTGAAGTGCCTATATTATATGTATGAGCTATAAGGGTATCTATAAACCAGAACATCCACAAAAGTATATTGGAGACCCAAAGAATATCATTTATAGGTCACTCTGGGAACTATTATAAATAGTATGGAATACTTAACTCATAAATGAAAAAAATATCTTATAAATTTAATACCAAAAAATTGAGTGAGCATTTTGGTATTTCGGATATAGGGATTATAACAGATGAATTTATTGGCAAAAGTGGATGTGAAGGAATTTTAAATGGGTTTTATGGAAAAACTCATTCTGAAGTAACAAAAGAAATAATAAAAAACCATACTTTAAAGTTATGTAAAGATGAAAAATTTTTAAATTTAAGAAGAAATTTTGGAAAATCTAATGGAATGTATAATTCTAAAAGATTTGGAAATTTAAATTCTATGTATGGAAAAACACATTCTGAAGAAACTAAGAAAAAACAAAGTGAAAAAAGAAAGGAATGGTTTAAAAATAATGAAAGTATTCTTAAAGGTAAACCTTGTTTAGAAAGTACAAAAAAAGCATTATCAGAAAAAAATAGCAAAGAATATGAATTAATATCCCCAGAAGGAAAAATGATACTTATAAAAAATTTAGCAAAATTTTGTAAAGAAAATAATTTAAATGAAAATTGTATAAGACACGTAATAGCAGGAAGAAATAAATCACATAAAGGATGGAAAAAATATGGCGTATAAAGGATTTTATAGACCAGATCACCCTGAGAAATATATTGGAGATCCCAACAATATAATTTATAGGTCATTATGGGAACGTAAATTTATGTATTATTGTGACCATAATGAAAATATTTTAAAATTTTCGTCAGAAGAAATATGGATACCTTACCTATCACCATTAGATAAAAGAGTGCACAAATATTTTCCTGATTTTTATATTAAATACAAAGATGCCTCTGGTTCTATTAAAGAAAGTTTGATTGAAATTAAACCTAAAAGACAAGTGTCTGGTCCCAAAGCTGGTAAAAGAGTAACTCAAAAACAAATGTATGAGATAAAAGAGTTTGCTAAAAACCAGGCAAAGTGGAAGGCAGCAGAAGAGTTTTGTGCTGATAGAAGGTGGCAGTTCCAGATACTTACTGAAGATAATTTGGGGGTATAATGGCGTATAAAACTATCTTCGAAGAAATACAAGAAAAAACTGGTGGTAAACAACAATCCAGAGAATGGTATAGAAGAGAATTAGAAAATTCATCGCCAAAAAATATTATAACTGATGAAAAATCAGATGAAGTTGGTGATGAATTAGAGAGAGATGCAAATAAAGTTACAACTTTTCCAAGGTTATTCAATCTAATGTATTATGATTACAAAGCAAAGACACGAAGAGACCTTCCATTCTATGATAAGCATCCTTTAGCATTTGTTTTAGAGGTTGATTCAAAATCATTCTTTGCTGTAAATCTACATTACTATTCTCCAGAAGAAAGAATGGGTCTTATTGCAAGTTTAGCAGCAGATAAAATACCAAAGTTTCGTAAAGGAGCACATAAATACTTAATATCAGAAGTAAGAAGTCCTTACTTAATATTAGCACAGCAAGAATGGCAAACTATGTGTCTATTACCAGTAGAGGAATTTGTAAGGGACTTGGGTGGGGTAGAGATACCAATTCGTTCAGACAAGGTGTGGGGTAGATAGATGGCAACTTATGGAAGCCCAGAAAAAAATCAATTTACTTGGAATCCAGATTTAGGTGTAACTGATACTAGACAGTATTCCTTAGTTTATAATCCTACCACAAATGTAAGTCAAATTTATGTAGAAAATAATACGCTTGGAGTTAAAACTTATGAAGCAGTAGGAACCTATAATTTCAATACCTCTAATCTCACTTGGGTTCCTAATGCAACTGTTTCTGCTGCAGATAGATTAAAAATACAAACTTTTAACGATGGCTTTAAATTCCAAACTATACAGACAATAGATGCAGGTTCACCAACTGCAAATGCTCAACAATTACTTCAACCAAGAGGAACTTTACCACCACCAGCATCAGCAGGAGCACAAGGAGGTATTACTGATCCAGGACCAAGTAGTTCTGGCATCGGAAGTACATTTGATGTAGGAAACTATGCAGACAATCCTTTAAATAATTTAATATCTCAATTTGATGATCCAAATAGTTTTGAAGGAATTAAAAAATTCTTATATTATCCATCTAATATAGGAGCAAGTGGACAAGATAAAATTACTATATCTCAAATTGCATATATTCCTGGTGATGTTGCTAATGCATTATCTGGAGCACTAGGAAACAGAGAATTAGATTTTAATAATCAAGCAAAAGAAAAAACTCTTGGTACTGTAATCTTACCAATACCTAATGAAATATCAGAAGCAAACCAAACTGGATGGGGAGAAGATAGTTTATCAACTATTTCTGCAGCATTAATGGGGAAAGCACTTCCTGCTGTTGCAGATATTGCTAGTGGAAAAATTGGAGCTTCACTTGGAGATTTACAAAAAGCAGCAACAACTTTAGGAAATCCTACAATCACCAACAGATTAAAGCAATTTTTAACTGTAAATGCAGCAGCATCTGTATTAAAACTTGGCAATATTAATGTAAATCCAGAAGCATATATTTCAAGGGTTACTGGAACTGCAATTAACCCAAACCTTGAATTGTTATTTAATGGTCCTAAACTAAGGCAATTTGGATTTCAATTCAAATTAACTCCAAGAGACGAAAAAGAAGCAAGAAATATTAGAAGTATTATTAAGTTCTTTAAAAAAGGAATGGCACCAAGAAGATCTAATAAAGAAACACTATCTATATTTTTAGGTGCTCCTAATGTGTTTAGAATTAAATTTACATCAGGAGAAACTGGAAGAGAATTAGATAGCGTTGGAAAAATTAAAACCTGTGCCCTACAATCATTTAGTGCAAACTATACTCCTGATGGATTTTATGCTGCTTATAAAGACAATAGTGCTGGGGGATCTCAACCAATTTCAGTTATAATTAATCTTGCATTTGCAGAACTTACACCAATTTTTAATGATGAATATGATGGAGATTCTTCAACAGTTGGACCAGATTTTATTCAAGAAAATGCTAAATCATTTACATCAGTACCACAACCAGGATCTCCAAACTTTATTGGTCCAGTACCAGATCTAGCAGCTAGAAGAAGAGCACAACAAACTCCACAACAAAGAGTAAATCAAATACAACAAGAAGCAATTAGACAAGCAGGATCTGCAAATCCAAATATTCCAGGTAGTGCATTATGACATATTTCAGAGAAGTATCAGACTTACTTTACCAGTCCCAACAACCAAACAGAAACTCTTCTTATGATTATGCAAGAGTCAAGAATCTATTTCGTAGAGCAAAGATTCGTGATGACTTCTTTCAAAATGCTACTACCTTTACCAAGTATAAGATTATAGGTGAAGAAAGACCAGAACAAATAGCAGAAAAACTTTATGGTAGTTCTACCTATGATTGGGTAGTTCTCATCTCAAACAATATTATTAATCTAAGAACTGAATGGCCTTTATCTGATGGTGAGTTCTCTGAATACTTAGAAAGAAAATATACTCAAGCAGAACTTGCAGCACCTCATCATTATGAAACAACAGCAGTTATAGATTCAAAAGGAAAACTTATAATTCCTGCTGGTAAGATTGTAGATTCAAACTTTTCTATAACCTATAGTGATGGTGCAATCACAACAAATCAAGCAATCAATAAAAATGTAGTATTTAGTTCTACTACAACAACTTTTGATTCATCTACAATTAGATTTGATTCTACAACCACATTTCAAACCGTTGGAACAACAGTAACAGTAACACCAGTTAAAATGGTAAGTGTTTATGAATATGAAATTCAACAAAATGATAAGAAAAGAAATATCTATGTGCTAAGAAACAGATACTTACAAACTGCTATTGATGATATGAAGAGGATTATGTCTTATGGATTCTCTTCTCAATATATAAATGATTCCACTAAAAAAGGGGAGAGTTTAAGAGTCCTCTCCCCAAGATAATTAAACTGCAACTGTTTTCAAAGTGCCACCATTTTCAACAAATAGTTGATACTTGGTTCCATTAGGTGAAGTAAGAATGACACCTGCAGCAGTGCTAACACCAACTCTTACACTTCCAGTACAAGTAGAAACACCAGTAACACTTAACTGATCTGTAGTAGTGGTTCCTGTGACTGTTACACCTCTATAAAGTTGTGCTGCACTATTACTATTAAATGATGCCAAATTATAATCACCTGACATAATGTTAACATTTTGTGGAGAATAAACTTTAATGTTTAAATTTTTATTGCCAGAATAAAGATAACTTTGAAGTGATGATGTGTCATAATACATTGCAATGGCAGTATTACCACCAACATCCACAATAACGCTAGGATTAATTGATGTTTGGTTGACAACGAGATAATTGTCAACCGAAACAGTATTTCTAAATGTAGAAACACCAGTTACATAAAGTTGTGATGTTGAGGTTCCACTACCAACTACTGTAAGAGCACTTGTTGGATTTGTGGTTCCTATACCAACATTAGAAAGTGTATTGATACCTACATTTGTCAACCTCCAATAAGTATCACCTACAGAACCTTGTGCACCTGTAGATCCAGCAGAACCTTGAGCACCTG